GATTCACGTTTAGTATGTCCTTCAAATAAACCTAACGCAATTGATGGATTATGTTATGCGAATTGTGATTTTACTCCTGCTTATGATGTAACAACTAAGTTACCTAGATACATAAGGGGGCCAAATACAGTAAAAATTAATGCTGCCTCTAATCAACTACAAGCCATAAGGAATTTAATGACCCAACCAACAGTTACTTTAAGCGATCTATGGACAGTTTATTGGGCAACGCATGGATATGATGGAATGAGCGGCGCGAGCGGCCAGAACTATTGGTGGAACCAAGTAGACAGTCCAACTGGAACTCTTGCTCAGTACAACTCACTCATGCTGCTAGACGGAGGCCAAAAAATTGCTCCTACTATGATACTTACACCTACTCAAAAAGCATTCTTCAATAGTAATCTCAACGCATTTTTGACTAGATACAATGATGCTAAAGCAGAGAAACCGGCAGCCAATGCCGCTTATATTCAAAATCCAAAAGTTCCAATACCCCCATTTACCGAGTTAGCTCCAATCCAGCCGCCACAATATAGTGGTACGATGCAAGTGTGTACTGGTAGTGTTAATCAATGGGTGCCTGGTACTCCTGCTATTCCAGCAGTGCCTGGTAGGCCGGCTATTCCAGCAGTACCGGCACGAGCAGCAGTACCCGGAACTCCTTATCGGGCACAAAGGACTGAACAATTAAGTTTCGGGCAGTACCTAATTCGAGCTGGTACAATGCCTAATCCTCTTGGCAATGGTCTTACTGATGATCCTACAAATACAACTGGGTTAATGGTTAAACTGATTAAAAATGGCGTATTATGGCAGCAGGGTTGGGTTCCACCTGGCAAGGCTGCTATTCCTCCTTACTATAGTTTACTTAACACCTCCAGTAATCCAAATGGGTATGTGATTACAGTTAATGGTACAAAATCTCATCCAGCAATATTTCCTACTCCAGCAGTACCAGCAGTACCAGCAGTACCAGCAGTTCCAGCAGTTCCAGCAATTCCAGCAATACCCGCTGATCCAACAAAAGGAGGAAAATATGTTAATACACAAGTCTGTCAAACAGTTCCAAAACCTAATCCTCTTTATAACGAAAAGCAACATCAAACGGATTACGCAGCATGGTTGGCAAGAAAAAATAATACCCCTCCCCCTGCGTCAACTCCCGAATCTACGATTCCAACATGGGACCAGGTCACAAATGTCCCTGCTGAGTATCCCGCAGCGCACGTACCTGGTATGCCTTACCTGTGTGGTGGAAGACGTGGTCTTTCCTATGGTCGTGGTGCTGGAAAACCAAAACTTAACCTTGTCTCTGCAATACCATCTACTCCTCTACCGCCGCCACCTCCAGCACAGACAGCCGATGCTTTCGCTAATAGTTCAAACTTCAAGTGTAATAGTAATTATAAATTACCTTCTGCTCTTCAGCAAATGTGTAGTTTTTATTATATTGCGGCACGTGCTCATGCTGCGAATGAAGCAACTGGAACAACAGCAACTTTTACTTACATTAGATCAATTACAAAAATCATAGCAAGCAGTGAAAGATCATGTGACGTGATTTGTCAAATGGCAACTAAGAATATAGTAAATATTGTACAGACATCTACACAATCTACAAATCAACTTTCAGGTGTAGCGGCTGTTATTGTTCCAGGAAATACAGATAGACGCTTTTATTTTGCTAGAGTAGCGGCCTTATGTAATCTAGCACCTAATACTAATACACCTTCAAAACTCTCCTATAAAACGGTTGCGTGTACAAATGTTGGGGGATTTGCTCAGGATGCCATCAATATACCAACCAGTGACAGCAGTTATAATATTAGTTTTACATTTGTTAATCCCACAATTTAAAACATTTCTAAATATTTGATATTTATTGATGTTTCTTGTATTGTTCAAACTGTTGATACTGCGCGGATTTCTAACGCGGACTTCCTGCGTTCAGCAATAGTTACTTGTCTTACAATTTCATCGGATTTTGCGGGTCTCTTTCTAAAAAAGATGAAACCGCAGCATCCGCAAAGAACTACAAATCCAAAGATGGCGGAAAAGCCAATGGCAGCGGCTTGACCTTGACCAATTGATGTGTCACTAGTTGTTACGTAGATTACTGTAATATTGGTTGAGGGAAGTGCTGTAAATGTACCGGTTGCTGTAGACGAGGATGTAGATGTTGCCGTGGATGTTGATGTAGGTGTTGTAATTGATGATACTGTCGCTCCAGCAGATGCTGACGCTAAGGATGTGGCTGTGGCTGATGCCGATGCCGATGCTGAAGAAGAAGATGTAGAGGTCGCAGAAGCAGATGCCGAAGAAGAGGATGTGGCAGATGATGTAGAGGAAGAAGAGGATGTGGCAGATGATGTGGCAGATGATGTGGCAGATGATGTTGCTGTGCTAGAAGCAGAAGCAGTAGCTGATGTATTTGCTTGAGAACCAACAACAATTAAAGGGCAGCAGAACTGGTCTGTTGTGGAATAGAGACCTGAAGCAAAGATACATCCGTAACTAGCTCCGCGTAAATTACAATTAGGACCATTGATAATTTCCCAACTTGATGCTGTTGTTGAGCAGAATTGTTGAGCATTTGCTTGAATAAAACTACAGTCAGGGTTGCCTTGATTCGCAGGGCAGCCAGATGCGGTGTGCGTTAATTGTGCGAAATCGGAGCAGCCATATTCCGCAGTTGCTGTTGAAAGAGCAGCCAGCAAGATGGCTATTTTTCCAAGCATTTTCTATTTAGTATACTTTAAAAAATCACTGTAGACCTTCATGGCATTTCGCATTCCAGCAGTCTGATACTTGTGGTATTTTGCTCTAAAAAACATGGTTCTAGCAGTTTGCCGTTGTTGTTTGCGTGTTTCTTTGCGTAGGCGTCGGATAGTATTGCGTGCTTTCTTCGCAGTTCCATATCCGGCTTTTATTTTTGACGGCTTTATTGGATTATTGAATATACCCGTGTCTCTCAGAGAGCCGAGCGTACCCATCTATTATACTATTATCTTCTTGTGCGTGTTTTTCTCATCTTACGACCCCTTTTTAATGTTCTAGCCTTACCATTCTTCTTTTGCTCCTCATAGGCATGTAAAAGTTTCTGAATTTCTGCTAGTCTTCTTTGCGCATTTCCATAGATTCGTAAGCGTTCCATCACATGGTCGGTTTCAGATATAGCAGTTTCTAATTGGATTCGTTTCTTATCGGGGTTTCTAGCAAGAATCATTTGAACAATATCAAGACATGCTCGTTGGGCTGCTTCAGGAAGGATTCCGCGATTGTAAAAACTTTGGGTATAGATATCTGCTCCTTTCTCCATAAGGGCCCTAAAGACTACAGGTCGTTCTTCGCGAACAGAATGATATAACGCAGTTTCATTATTAATATCTTTCTTCTCAATCTCAGCACCGCGATTTATGAGTTCAAGAGAAACATCATCTGCTTTGTTTGCAATCGCAGCAAAAAGAGGGATTTCATTTCCAAATCCATTTACATTTGCGCTGGCTTCTAGCAGAAGTTTCACTGCTGGAAGTTGCTTATGTTGTGCTGCTATATACAAGGGTGAATAACCTGTATTATCGCCCATATTGACGGTTGCGCCATTTTCAAGGAGAACTTTCATGACTTCTGTATGACCATTTTGAGAGGCCCAGTACAATGGTGTTCGTTTGACTTTATCTAGTTCATTTACTGAAGCACCTTCTGCAATAAGTTTTGTAACTTCTGCTAGATTTCCGGCTTCTGCTGCTTTTGCTAATGGATTAAGACCATAATCCCATTGTCGTTTGCTCATCTAAAATACTAAGAGAAAATCTATATTACATTTGTAAATGTTCGCAGGCTTCGTAATTGTTCTTGGTGATTTCCAAGCAATGTGTGTACTGAGTTTTCTTATCTTCGGCTTTTGATTGATTGTTGCTGCTGAAAAGCCGGCCAATAAACGCATGAGCAAGGCCACTGCCACCGCCAAAGGCCATTCCATCAATGATAGATGATGCTAGTGTGGGTTTCTGAGGTTGCTGTGGCTGGATTGCTGGAGGACTCGGTTTAGGTACAATAAGATCCTTCATTGGTTTTGTGTTTCTAGGCATTCCTACTATCTAATATTTACGAATGTTTTATATTAGGCTCATATAAGTGAATAAATTATAGAATATAAAATAAGAGATGCCCATCATACCTACAACAAGTTCCTCGGATCTTACTTACAGAAATCAAAGGCGGATGGTATATGCACATCGTCTCTTAAAAGAGCAATCTTTTGCACAAGTCTCCAAACTCTTTACGGATTCACGAAGCACATTTGGAATTTAATAGCCAATTTCAACTATATTTTAGATCTTCACATTCCTAAATATCCGATATTTACGAATGTTGTATATGAATTTTATTACCACAAAACCCAAACTAAAACTCGGAGGTTTCTAGTTGGAGTACGCGAGGCCGCCCATGCCGGACATGACACGGAGAACGTTGTAGTTCACGGCGTAGACGCGGACCTTGGCGGAGTAGACACTGGAGACAGTGTTGTTGGTCAAGGTGAGGTGGAGGGTCGCATTGTCAATGCGGGAGAAGTTGCAGCTGCCTGAAGGCTGGTGGTCCTCCGGCTTGAGGGCGAAGGAGTAGACGTTGATACCAACGGCGGGGACGTTGGTGTGGTGCTGGTAAGGCTGGACCAAGTTGAAGTACTTGCCCTCACGCTCTGAGAACCGGTCGTGGCCGTTGAGCTGGATCTTGGCAACGGCGACCGGGTTGTAGCCGGCAAGGCCCTCAACGCGGGTGAGGGAGTAACCGGAGTCAAGGACTGACCGGTCCCACCAGTCGGAGTAGTTGAAAGGCTGCATGCCCTTCCACGGGTTGATGGTGGCATCGTCGCAGGCGACGAAGGAGTCGCGCTGGACAACCCACACAAGTTCCTTGGTGGGGTGGTTGAAGTTGAGCTTGATCTTGTTGTTGGAGGAGGTCACAGACTCATCGCCCGTGAACTGGAGTTGCTCGATGAGGTACTCGTGGGAGACCTGGGCGAAGCGGCGACGCTCGTCCGTGTCGAGGTAGATGTAGTCAACATAGAGGGAGGCGGAGACGAGGCCGGATGATGAAACACGGTCGCGGATGGCGTGGAGAGCCGCTGAGCCAGTGACCTGATCCCAGCAGAGATACTTGATCTCGTTGAACTCGAGGTTGATCTTGACCTCGTGGTACTGGAGAGCGATCAAGGGGAGCGCAAGGCCGGGGTTGCGGCAGAACCAGAACTGGAGGGGGATGTAGAGGGTGTACTCCGGGGCGCAGTTGGCGACCTCGGCAAGGGAGTTGGGCTCACCGCCGGCGCACGCATCGTCGCATGTCTCGCCGCCCTGAACGAGCAAGTTCACGAGTTCGGGAACGTTGCCAACCATCTCAGCATAGCCGGCCTGCTTGCCAGCCTCCTGGGTGAGCTCGTTCCAGATCTGGAGCCAGTCGCCGTAGTGCTTGTCAATGCGCTGGCCGCCAATCTCGAGCTCAACAGAGTTGATGAGGTTGTGGCCGACGTAGTTGAGCCAGCGGAACTGGGCGCCTGAGCCGTCCGTGGAGGCAAGCTGAACCCGAGGCAAGGTGGCCTGGAGGTAGATGCGGTGGATCAAGTCGCCGTTACGGCTGATCGTGCACGTAACACGCTTGCCGAAGTTGGCAGTGCCGTTGAAGGTCTGCTCAATGGACTCCATCGCGAAGTTGGTGTGGCGACGGTACACCACCTTGAAGAACGTGATCTGAGGGTTTCCCGTCAGGTAGATATCCTGCGCGCCATAGGCTACAAGCTGCATTAAACCACCACCTCCCATTTGTTATATTTATCACAAAGAAAATAATTTGGCGAAATCGGGGAATTTTGGGGCCAGCACCGGGGTCATTGATGAAATCAAAAACCCCGAGACCGGGGCATCTGGCGGAGCCAAAAACCCGAGGGTGGTCAATTTCATTGACTGTACCGGGGGAACTCTTCCTGTGAAATCCCGCGGAAATAGAATTCCGAAGATGACATAAGGAAGATTGAAAGATAGGATATAGTTAATGTCTGAAAATAAACCTTTACACATGGTTCTTCATACCATGGATGCTCCTGCTCAAGAAGTGACTGACATGCCCACTACCCTAGAGGCATTCCACTCTGAGAAAATGCGTACTATGAATGAAAAACGAGCACAAATTACTGGACTAGAAAAGAAGATTACCGAAAAGGAGGCCCAAATAGATGCCTTTACCGGGGCTCTTCATGCCGATGAATACAAAGTGCTCGTTGAAGATTTACAAGATTTAGAACAACAGGTGGTTCGCCTCCAGAAAGATGACGAACGACTTGATTATTTTTTACAAGTTGGAAATATTCTATTTAATTATTATGATTCACAGGAAAAAATCGCTTCAGGGCACCATGTTTCTAGCAAGAAACCTGCTAGTAAGTTGCGAACTCCTCAAAATAGCGTTTTGAATTATTTCAGTGCAGGTGCTGCTGAGGCAGCCGATGATGCTGAGCCGTTACTTTCGCAGCCTTTGTCAGTGGCAACGGAGAAGGAGCAAAAGAAGATTATTCGTGCCCGGGATATAGAGGATTCTAATGGACTTCAGCGTGACAAGGCATTAGAGCGTTATTTAAGTATTATTGAACCAACTGCAATTCGTGGTGGAATCCTACCGGGTTCTGGCATAGAACCCGATTTTGGTGCGTGCCCTCATTGCGAAACGGAGATGGTCTTTTATCATAATGAAGCAACTCTGGGCTGCCCGGGGTGTGGCTATCAGGACTTTATTTTGGTGGATTCCGAGAAGCCTTCCTATAAAGATCCGCCGCGTGAAATCTCATACTTTGCCTATAAGAAGATTAACCATTTCAATGAGTGGTTGGCTCAGTTCCAAGCAAAGGAAAGTACAGAGATTCCAGCAGATGTATATGAGAATATACTTGCGGAAATCAAGAAGGAGCGTATTACTGACCCGCGTACACTCAAGCCCCAAAAACTCCGGGAGGTCTTGAAGAAACTCCATCTGAACAAATTCTACGAGCATATCCCCCATATCTTACACCGGATGAATGCGTTCTGTGCGCCCACCATGTCACGGGAGATGGAGGACAAACTACGCTACATGTTCAAGGAAATTCAACCGTCGTTCATTCGGCATTGTCCGCGTGGTCGCTCCAATTTCTTGTCTTATTCGTATGTCTTATACAAGTTTTGTCAACTGCTGGAACTGGATGATTTTTTACCGTGTTTTCCTTTGCTAAAAAGTCATGAGAAACTCTATATGCAAGATAACATCTGGCAGAAGATTTGCGTTGACTTGGGCTGGGAGTTCATCCGAACAATTTAACTGCTGAAAGTAGATGAACGCATTCAAATATGGAATTGGAGAACCGGGTCGTGCGATTGCTGGTGAATTTACACCGCAGTCGCGACCTATGTTTAGAAATGCTTTGACTAGAGTATTACCGCAGCAAAAATCTGCTTTTGTAAAAGAGTATTTCTCAATAAAGAATCCGGAAAGTGCTGAAATATATGCTAAAATTTTTGTGAATGCTTTACCAAAGGTAGTTTATGCGCCGCGGCCGGTGCGTTATTTAACAATGAAACAAAAATCCAATTTGAAATCTATCCCTGAAAATAAGCAATTGCGAAAGAGAACACGCAAACAAAGAAGTCGTAAAAATAGGAGATAAATGGACCCAGTCCATATTTTAACTTTAACTTTTACTCTTGGTTATATTTTACAATGTATATTTTCTTGTCATATATATCATAATATGAATCCTGTATATGATAGACTTGAAACATTAGAGCAAGTTACTTGGTCGCAACGGACTTCTTCTCCAAATCCAGTATATACAAGAACAAGAGATCAACGCACAGAAGATCCTGAATAAACGAAGGCTTAAATAAATGTCCGATTCATTAGAATAATGATGCGGACAATTGTGGCAATTGATCCTGGTATTAAGAATTTGGGAATCTGTGTTGCGGAAGTAGCGGCCGACCTCAGTGGGAACCAGCAGATATCCGATATCTTACTTTGGGAAAATTTTAATTTAGTTTCGGATTCTTCTGCTCAGTTATCCACAAGATGCGCCGTTCAATCCTGTAAAGGACCTGCTTCGTGGTCTTATAAGGGAGAATCCCTTCTCTGTAAGAAATGTGGCAAGAAAGGCTTCAAGGGCTTTACTGCGATAGACACCGAGAAGATTAAGACTGTTGCAACAATCCGTGAATTTGCGACCGAACTGGGATGGACTGATGCGAAAAAGAAGACAAAAGCGGCTCTGCTAGAAGAAGTAGCCAAATTCTATTTGATGCCGTACAAGGCGGCTAAAGTGAAGAGTATGAGTCCGTCGGATGTATTTGGAAAAATTCGTGTTTTTGTTGAATCCCGCATTCCTATTCTCAAGAAGGCTTCCGTTGTACGAATTGAAAATCAAAAAAGTATTGCTCCGCTTTTGCGCGATATTCAGATGCAGATTTATTCCTTAATGCGATACATCTTGGAGAAAGATGGATGGACTGGCACCTTTGAGTTTGTTCATCCGGGTGCAAAGAATAAGGGCGACGCGATTTCTGCTGGTTCGGATAAATACAAGGAAAGGAAAGATGCGACATTAGGCAGAATTGAGAAGAAATTGTCAGCATGGTCTACAGCAAAACCAGCAGTTGCTGCTCCTTGGCTTTTGCTTTTTAATGGCGTTTCTAAAAAGTATGATTTGGCGGATACTTTACAAATGTGTTTAGGATAAACCTAAACACCTACCGTGCTCATTTCATTCGCGGATGACTTTAGGCTGAGCCCAAAGTCCTTCCTTACTCCCTTTGGTCGTAGATGTGCCTCGGCTAAACATCTACTTTGTTCCCTTTGGTATTACCTTGTACTGAAATTTTGTAAAACAAGTATAATCCGAAGAAGTTCTTTGCTATAATATCTAAGATATTATAACTAATATTTTTCTGGACTACAGGTGTTATGAAAGCAACTCCATAGAGACCCCAAATTACAAAGAGTATACCGAAAAGTTGTTTACCAATTATTGATTTATCCGCAAATTCTTTATAGAGGACGTAAAATGAACGAGCAAAACACGCTGTTCCTAGGGCAAGTGCTATAGACCGGTCAAGTACTCCTGTTTCTCCGAGGAAGCCAAAGGCTAACATGCAAAAATTAAAGAAGAATATTTCTAGCAGAGGCCATTTATTATCTAGAGTAAATTCCAGCAGATTATTTTTCACAATATTCTTTTCCTTCTGCTCCTCATAGAAAAAATAGGCTGCCATTGAGAAAAGCATTGTTGGTGTGGAGAATACCCAATCATTATATCTGCTTGTTGCCAACGTTTCAAGATTAAAATGTAGTACAAAGAAAATATAGAATCCGAATTCTATGATTTGTACAATTAATTCAAGACCTAGGATATCTTGCAGGATTTGATCGCTTTCATCTAATTCTATGGTAAGTCCAATAGCGCTTAAAATTCCAGTAATTAGTTGAATAAAGAGGGAAATTTCAGTTGTTCTCTTAACAAGAAGTGTGTCTGCTACACCCATGCCTCTAGTTTTTGTAATAGATTTTATCTTATTTTGGAGAGTGCGTCTACGAAGTTAGCCGAAGGCTACTGAGGACAACTGGCGGGCACGAAGTCCCTGCGTAAAGAAAAGCCAAATAGTCTAGAAATAAGAAACAGAAGATGTCGGTAAGTTTCGGCGGTTCTAGACCTGGACCCGAAGAATTGATTCAATTTGCAAAGAAGGCTAATGAAATTGAGATTGGCGGTATCAGCGATCTAGCAGATGATATGGGAATGTCTCTGCTGACAAACACGAACAAAATCAACATTGGTACCCGGCAGGAAAGTTCATCTGGCCCCACAATTACAATTGATGGTGGAGGTGGAGGTGGAGGTGGCTTCAGTGAAAATCTGGAGTTTGTAAATCTGGATAACATGGAAACGGTCAGTGGTGGTGGAGAGAAAGTGGAAATTCCTAACTTCGGCAACAATGATGCTTTCCGCACGCCTATACAGCAGCCTATCAGTTTTGATATTAATTCGGGAACGGTTTCTACAAAGCCCGCCTTGCCTCAAATGACTCCCGAGGAAGAGAATCGGGAGAAGAACTCCTATTTGACCCGCATGATGCGCCTTTCATCCAAAGGCATGGGCGGCCAGCGCATGACAATGGCTAACTCCCTGGACGAAATCAAGGCTGAGTATGGTCGTGTTGTGGATTCCCGCAATCTTGAAGCATCGCTCAAGTTCCAGCGCAATATGCTCATGACCTTTGCGACTGGCGCTGAATTTTTGAACAATCGGTTCAATCCCTTTGATGTCAATCTTGAGGGCTGGTCTGAGTCCGTTCACGAGAACGCTGAGGATTATGACGAGATTTTTGAGGAGTTGTATGACAAATATAAGGATGCTGGAAAGATGCCGCCCGAAGTACGTCTTGTTATGACACTCGGTGCCTCTGCTGCGATGTTCCACGTTACAAATACGTATTTCAAGTCCAAGATGCCGGGCATGGATGATATCCTGCGAAATAATCCGGACCTCATGAAGCAATTTGCGACAGCGGCGGCCAATCAGGCCGGACCGGGCTTTGGTAATTTCGTAGGTGCTGCTATGAATGCTGGGGCGCAGAGACCCGCAGGACAGCAGCAGCAACAACAAACGCCTCAAATGAACAGTATGCCGTTTAATCAGAGTAGCCGAGCGCCTCCTCAGCGGACCGAAGAAGAGCGACCGGCGCAAGGACAACGCAGAGAAATGCGTGGCCCCACTGGCGTAGATGATATTCTTCAAGCATTTGAGAATGAGCGCATGATGCAGTCTCAGCCTCCCGCGCCCCCCATTAATATGAATGATGCTCCCATTTTTTCTCCTAATGAATCTGGTTCCCCGCAGACAATCAACATGAATATTCTGCGCGAAGGTGTTGGTTCAGAGGGCGACCCTCTGCGCGAAGTAAGTAATATCTTGGATGAGATGCAGAGTGTAGCAACTTCAGCAAGCAATTTTGACGAGGTTAAGAAGCGTCGCAGCCGTAAGACAGCATCGTCCACAGTTTCGGGAGGAACATTAACGCTCAACGTGTAATTTAGCAATATTATCCAAATAATTGGCTTCTTCTGTTACGATACTCGTATCAGGAACTGCTAGAGGACCGCGCATGAAAAGTGGAAGCATTT